TTGCAATAGATCATCACCATAGGCAATGCCAGCATTATTTTTTAACGCTTGAATAAAGGCTTTATCCCAGTTCTGGGTTCTAGGAAGGTGATCATCACCCATGAAAACAAAATAATCATATAAAGGAAATTTAGTAATATCCAAAAGCAAAACCGCACCGGTATTAAGAGAAGTGGCACAACCACCTGTTTTATTATCTGCCGGCAACATTGTATAAGATTCATTTTTTGCATACTCATTCCATTTCGGATCATCATTATCTACAACAATATAAAGATCAGCATCAGCATTGGTATCAATAAAGGCTTTGGCCAAGCGATCTGCATTTTCAGGCCTACCCCTACTAGGTACAACCACACACATCTTCATGGCCATAGCGTAGAGGATTAGGCTGACTTATTTTTTAGATATGAGTATTTGGTAAAGCGTGTCTAACTTTTCTTCTATACGCGCAACCCTGCCTTCTAAATTATGGCGGCCATTATTGTCGGGCTTTAATTCGCTCAAATAATGCTTTACAAGCCATCTAACAGTTGCTACCAATGCGCCCAAAATGGTGACCGTAGATACTGCTAAGGCCGCCGCATCATTTACGCTCATTAACTATTAACACCAAATTGATCATTTTTAGGATCAAGATAGCGGATTAAAGGTGCAACTAGCGCACCCGCTAAAATTGCTAACTCAGGCCGAACATCTGCAACTAAGGCTAATGCTGTTGTAACAGTTGCAACCGCAACGCTTCTTAGATATGACTTAACAATTTCTTTTTGCTTTTTATCTAATTTCATTTTAATCCTAACTGTTTAATTTTTCGTTGTACTTCATGCGGAGTTAATGCTATTTCAAAATGCATATCATCTTTACGCTTTTTGTAATTGCCACCCCAATTTAACCCATATTTAGTTATTAGTAGGTTAATTGTATTACGCTGATGCTTATTAAATGTATTTGACTTGCCCAAAGGATGCTTAATCGCATTTAAATCTATGGCTGTACCGGATGAATGATTGCTTAAAACCCGATCCGATCCCCTGGTCATGCGGAAGGCATAACCCCAATCATCTAGTTGGCCTTCATCAATGGGTTCAACTAACTCATTAAATTCTTTGGCAAAATTAACAAGTAACGGCGCAACTGCCTTACAACAAGCAAACTTTATTTTTGTGCCTGGCACATTAAAAGATTCAATGCCTAACGCTTTGCGATCCTCACTAGCCGGCCATCCATTAGGGCTAGTTAATTCTCTAATTGTTGCCACATTGAATTTTCTTCATCCCAATACCATCTGCCATCAGTGGGTCTAGGTGTTGGTGGTTGCCAATCAAAATTATCATCTAATGACCAAGATGGATAAGGTTGTGGTGCAATAAACACATCATTTACTGGATCATAAGAATACCCAATACCAGCGTATTGTTTGCGGATATTATTGTTGTAACTTGTTTTAATCCAAGTGCCACCAAGATTATCTAATAACCATTGATAACCTTCATCACCTGCTGGGTCATTATTATCGCCAACCAACACTCTTAAAACTTTATTATTATTATCAATTTCTGCCCAATGACTCACGCCGCGTACCTTACTATAACAATACCTGAGCCACCATTTGCGCCAGCAGCACTATATGCTCCAGCACCACCTGCACCTCCTCCAGTATTTGCTAATCCTGGACTGCCAGCAACAGGCACGCCAACGCCTCTGCCGCCATTTCCTCCGCCGCCATTTCCTCCAGTTCCCGCTGTGGTTTGGTTGACATTGAATGCGCCCCCTCCTCCGCCTCCTGCAAACCAACGAGTGCCGCTTACATCTTGACCAGTAGAAGTTGCACTAGCCCAAGAATCATAAGCGGACGAACCTGCGCCACCATTACCTGATACTGAAAATGTACCTGTGACACCAGGAGCCGTTGCCCCTCCTCCGCCTCCAGTTCCACCATTTGTACTTGAACTCCCGCCACCTCCAGAATTGCCTTGACCTGATGTACCCGCAAATCCTGTTGTGGTAGTTGCAGTTGCTCCACCACCTGATCCTCCAGTTGCTCCACCTGCTTGACCACTGCCATCATACATACCTGTGCCACCACCAACGGATGCTGTTAAAGCACTAAACTGCGAATTTGCGCCATTCGCGCCCGCACCTGATGGTGAGCCTGCACCTCCACCACCAACAGTAATTGTTACATTTGTGGTTAAAGATTGTGATGTATGTTCAAGTAATCCACCCGCTCCCGCACCTGCTGAAAAATTTGAACCAGTTCCTCCACCACCTGCGATAACTAAAATATTTGCTGTTGTTGCACTATTAACAGTTAAAGTGCCATTGGCTGTAAATACTCGGTATCTGTAAATGCCACTTGTGTATAATGTGCCACCACTTAAAGGATCGGGTAGTACAGATGGTTGCGTTAGTATCCCTAAAATATTCATTTTGTTACTCTGCAACCCTGCCAACTACATACCATGAATCTGTACTAACTTTTATACAAGACACCGCACCAAATGTTTTAGTAATTGTTGGATTAGTTGAAACTGTACCGGTTGATGCCAAAGTAACGCCTGATCCTTGAATAATAGATACCGTGCCACCTGAGCCAATTTTAATTACATTTATTACTGATCCTGTTGTAATTGCAACTGAATCAAATGGTGGTATTGTAATCGTAGTTGTACCTGTATTTGAATAGGTAATTAATTTATTATCTGCATCAGCAAGCACCAATGTATCTGATGTTGCAGTAACCGCTCTTACCGTAAGGTTGGCGATTGAGTTCATCTGAGCCGCCGTTAATACCTGACCAACTGAAAAAGTTGCCATCACACTCCCCTAATAAGCCAAAGAATCTTCATCTAAAATTCCATCAATGGTAGAGTCTAGCAAAAATCCTACGGCAAAAGGCTGGGCGCATGTAAAAGTCACTTGAAAAGATTTAGGTGTTATCTGATAGGTAAGGCCTGCAATAACGCTATCTGTAACCACATTGCCAGCCGGCAAGGTCTGTGTAACTTCTATTGGGTCAAACATGTCTAAATTTAATGCCGCTACAACACGGCTAGGATCATCCTCACCAAAGGCATCAACGGTTAATGAGTTTAACTGTATGTTTACGCCCTGCTCTTTTCGGGAAGCAATAATCATCTGTGCCTGATTTAGTGCATCAGCATCAGTTTGCATAATGCCACCCCTGACCCGGCTATGCTGGAAATAATCATTGATGCTGGCAGTATCGCTGGCAGTTTGCGCCACCCCACCTGTTCTAGTTACGGTCACCTTATTAATCATTTGGTAATCTGAAATATCAAACTCAACCGCTTGATAGGTAATATCACCTGATCCTGGCACATCACTAAAGGCTGTAACTGTGCCACCTTCTGCAACTATAATGTCGTTGCGGGATAAAAATGTTGCATATCCGCGTTCATCCATATAGAACGCCCCCAGGTCTGTGGCTTCTACAACCTGGCACGCGGCTAATAATGACCTTGATGATCCATCATCTGCCTGCACTGTTGTGGTTGCCGTAGTAGATATATCACGCATACCACCTGGCCATTCACCGGCATCCAACAAATTTGATATTCTTTGAGCAGTAGTTTGTCCGGCTGTACCGCCGCTAACTGATGTAATAGTTGTAAGGTTTAACAATTGGAAACCATCCACACATGCCAAAGTTACATAGGCTGGATCAAATCCAGTAGGGCTTTGATAATTCCATTCCTGTACATAAAATGAACCTAAGTTATATGTAACACCTAAATATTCTGCCGTGAAGCGGATTTTACGCATTGGTTTTATCTTGCCATATAAACTTGATCCGGTATTGGCTGGATTAAATTCACCTGATTCATCAACAAAAACTAAACGCGCTGTACCGCCTGTAAAAGAATCTGATGATCTGTTAAAGGCACGCCGGATATAACATTGAGTTACATAAGGTGTTATATCAATAGTATCTGCGGCGGCAGTACCTAACACTGCAACATCAAGTGGGGTAGCAGGATCATCAAGTACTAAAGCCGGATCAAAGGAAGCACCGCCGCTAAAATCAATTTCTGCCCGGAATATTGCGGCTGGCATTATCTACCTAAGTTAGTTAATTGAGTTACTGCGCCTGCTCTATTTAAGTTATACAAAGCATCTTGAATTACAGATTGTAATTCACCCTCTGATATAACCGAGCCTGCAACATTTACATTTACGGTAGTACCAAATCCACCCATTTTATCTAATGGAATAACCGCTTCTGCACCGGCTTCACCAATAAGGGCTTGTGTAGGTCTTGTAACAATGCCGCCTTCTGCTAAAGGTACACGCCTGCCACCAGTTAAAGGGTCTATATCGGGATTAGCCCTAAAATACGCATCAGCCTGTGCTTGCAATCTAGCAGATGAAGCCGCTAATCCTGATGCCGCACCTTTATCAATGCCCATTGACACCAATTCTTTTTCTAGGCTTTTTTTAATTTGATCATACTTAGTAGGTTCAAGAATAGTTGTAGTTGCGGCAATCTGAGTTGAGATTACAGGCATTTTTGCTTGATTTAATAATGCTAACATTTTTTTAATTTCTTCATTAGCGGCAAACAATTTTAGAATGTACATTTCAACACCTAGATTGGTCATGCCCCACTTGACGGCTAATTGCTCTATTTCGCCAGTTGTAATTTTGCCATCTTCAATTACTTTCAATACATCAGCGTATCTTTGCGCTTCATTAACGGCGGCTTCTGTGCCTTCTGCTAATTTTTGTAATATTTTCACACGCGCTTCATCTTCGGCAGATAACTTACGGCTTAATGCAACTTGCAGGTTGATTTGATCAAGATCAAACATTTTTGCGAGATCGGCTTTTTTCTTATCTAAAGCCTGTTGTGCAGTTTTTTCTTTGGTCAATTGTTTTTCTCTAGCCAAAATACCTGCCTGTATTTTTGTTAATATTTGATCTTGTGATAATTTTTTCTTACCAAATTTTTCTTGTAATTCTAAAGCATCAATAGTTTGTTGAGATAAACCCAAATAACCTTTAGCCGCTAAATATTGTTTTTGCCTAACTTTAAGACCTTCTTTACCAAGATCCTCAAAGGTTGTATTTAAAGCACTTAAATAACCTTTTTCACTAACTGTTTTACCAAATCCAATAAATACATCTGCTACACCACCTGCAACCGATTCTAAAACTGCACCGTAGGTTTTTAAATTATCTGTACCTGCGACAATATAAGAAGATGCAATTAAAAAACCATTACCTAAAGTTTCAGTTGCTTCGCCGGCACTGATTTTAAAAGATTTTAATTGACCATCAAATGTTTCAGTTTGTGCTTCTGCCGCGCCTGCATATTTGTCCAAATTTTGCATGAGTTGTACAAAACCCATTGACTTGGCTTCTGCCGCCGTAAATCCAATACCTAATTTTGCAATTGCGGTGTATTGACCTACTGCCGCTTTGTTTATTGCATTTAAAACGCTATCTAAATCCGCGCCCGTACCTGCTGAAATGTCTAATGATTTACTCAACAAATATTGCGCTGAATCAAGATCACCTGTTTGTGCTA